GGCAAGGGGGATAAACTCCGAGCGATGTGTGGCGAAGAGCCTACGACCAAGGAAGACCACCGAGAGAGGGCTATCGAACTCTATCGAGGGATAGTCTCAGACCCCAACGCAGCGCATCGCGATAAACTCACTGCACAGGCATCACTGAATGAACTCCTTGGGTTGTTGGAAGACCAGTTCTCTCCAACTGAATCAGCGAAACGGATACAGCAAGCAATGACTGATATGCTTGGGAGTTCTGTTACTGAAGAAGATGCAGAGGATGAGGAAGAAAAGTGACCTATGGTAACGGAACAAATAATCGCTCCCCACAAACAAATGCCCACTGACCGATGGATGAAACTGCGCTACCACGAGGAACAGCAAAGGTACTTACAAAGCACAGCACGGTTCAATGTCGTTCCCGCAGGAAGGCGGTCGGGTAAGACCGAGTGCGCGAAGAGGCGTGGGATAATTCGGGCGTTATCCGAAACCGAGTGGGCTGATTCGTGGTTCGTTTTTGCCGCACCCACGCATGGGCAAGCCAAGCGTATCTTCTGGACTGACTTGAAGGCGATGATTCCACGGGAACTGATGCGAGGTCTACCGAGAGAAGGCTCGTTGTCAATTCGCTTGGTTAACGGAGCAGAGATAACCGTTCTTGGGCTAGATGCACCAGAACGAATCGAAGGTAGACCAGTGAACGGGGTGGTGCTTGACGAATATGGGAACATGAAGGAAACAGTGTGGGGCGAACACCTTCGTCCTGCGTTGTCAGACAGGCGTGGGTGGGTTGACTTCATCGGTGTCCCTGAAGGGCGTAATCATTACTACGACCTGTACAAATCAGCACAGGCTGACGAGACAGGCGATTGGGCAACCTTCACTTGGACAAGCGAGGGCATCCTCGACCCACTGGAGATTCAAGCCGCAAAGCGAGACCTTGATGAACTGACCTACAACCAAGAATACTGTGCATCGTTCGTGACATTTGAGGGCAGGGCGTATCACGCATTCGATGAGAAGTTGCACTGCACACGAGGACTGCCTTACGACCCGAAGGACGATTTGATTTTCTGTTTCGACTTCAATGTGGGTGTTGGTGTCGCAGTGATATGTCAGGAGACCGAATTAACAACGAACATCATCGGTGAGGTCTACATCCCGAACAACTCCAACACTCCAATGGTGTGTAACAGGCTGATTCAGGATTGGTCGCACCACAAAGGGAACATCCACTGTTACGGTGATGCGACAGGCGGTGCAAGAGGCACGGCACAGGTTCATGGTAGCGATTGGGACTTGATTAAAAGCACACTTAGACCTGTGTTCGGAAGCCAACTTCGCATGCGTGTTGAGAGAGCCAACCCACGAGAGCGTGTTAGGCTTAACGCTATGAACAGCAGATTAAAAGGGGCAGACGGTACTGTTAAAGTTGCCATTGATGTTGAAAAAGCACCGATGACTATTAAAGACTTAGAAGGCGTTCGATTAGTGAAAGGTGGTAGCGGTGAACTGGACAAAAAGATAGACCCCAAACTAACACACCTTACTGATGCGTTGGGGTACTACATTGTCAAACGCCATCCTGTTCGTGTCGCGCACCGAACAACTATTACAGAGGTACTTTAACATGGCACTATTTGCAAACCATGAAGGAAACTATGAGGGCTGTGACCAACCGCATCAACTAACGATTTACTTGAAGACAGGAGAGACACTGTGGATTGTGAACCGATATGACCTTCTCATTGAGGTCGCTGACCAGTTAATGGGCGAGAGCGAGTTCGATGGTGGTGATAATACAGTTGAGGTTCGTGGAATCAAGATGATGCCACACCCTATTCCAACAACATTCTTTATCAAGCCTTGGGCAGTTGCGGCAGTCGAACTGAATCCAGTAACGATGGATTCAGTAAAACAAATGGCATCACGGTCGAAGAAAGAGGGATTATTGTAATGTTATTCTGGTCAAGACTTATTGTTATATTAAGACCGTGTGCAACTGCTATCTGTCTTTATGCGTTGATGGGTTGTTGGTCTCCGAAGCAAGCAATCGACAACAAAGCAATCGAGGTCGGGCAACTTGCCTCATCATCAGGAGACAGATTTGACAACATAGACGGTCTTGCCGCATCTTCTGCCGCACGGTTCGATGCGGTCGGTGATTCCGAAGGTGTTTCAGAACAGCAGGAAATACAGGCTGAAGCACAGGAAGGTTCAGACGAGCAAGCAGTCATTGAGTCTTCAGCAAGTGGCATACGGAGCGACCTGCATGGCGTAGAAGACAGCGTACCGTGGTGGGCTGTCCTCACTGGTCGATTGTTGTGGGTGGTGGGTGGATTAGCGGTCTTGTTCTTCCTGTGGCGAAGCGGGCTACTTGGTTTGATTCGTTCATTCATCTGGGGGATTGGACTATTCATTCCAAAGCGGTCGATACGAGAAGCAGAATTAGATTTGAAGATAATGGATGCGGATAGCGAAGTAACTATCCGAGAGAGTGTAAGTGCCAAAAGAGCAAGCGACCCTGCTTACTCTGCGGCTTACGAAAAGGTAAAAAGGAAAAACGCATGATTTTAGCAACACTTAACTTGGGCGAAGCAGTGATATGGTTAGCGATTGGCGGGGCATTGGCTCTTGGTTTCAGGAAAGTAATCATTAGATGGATGACAGGTGATTGGAAATAAATTAACAGGAGACAGACATGCCAGTAGTAGCAAACCAATACAACATTGTTGTTGAGCAAGGTCGCACTTTCACATTAAGTATTACCTACAAAGACAGTGGGGGTGACCCCATTGACTTATCTAACTTCTCTGCCCGAATGGACATTCGACAGGACTACGCATCAGAAACAGCCCTCGTTGCACTAACGAGTGCGGCAGGTGGTTCAGGTGATACGAGTGGTATTTTCTTGGGCGGTGTATTGGGGACGATAGTGGTTGTCATTGCGAATGCAACAACCACGGGGCTTACTGCTCCTTCAACCAATGTGTACGACCTTGAACTTCGTGACTCAGCAGGTGCAGTAACAAGAATCCTAGAAGGTAAAGCAACCGTATCACCTAATGCCACTTTATCAACATACTCAGGCTAATAAGTAATGGGCAACATACTTGAGATAACAGAACTACGCCCTGCGGTGCTTGTAACTGAAGCGGGAAATACGCTTCAGGTGCTTGCACCGAATGCTATTGTTGTCACAGACCAGAGTCCAGAGATAGTGGTCACTGAAAACATTGCAACGGTTATTGTTCAGCACGAGGGGATTCAGGGTGCAGTCGGTATCAACTGGCGGGGTGCTTGGCTTGCAGTAGGTCTTTACGAATTACACGATGCTGTCCACCACGGTGGTTCGTGTTATTTTTGCATCAAGCAATCACATATCAACCCTATACCACCATCAACCGACACAGAACACTGGGACTTGCTTGTGAACAACGGTGCAGTAGGCATCAACTGGCGGGGTAATTGGAATACCCTCACTAATTACGGTATTCTTGATGCCATTGAACACCAAGGTAGTTCTTGGATATGTGCTACGGCAAACATTGGGCGAGAACCTCCAACCACCACTTGGAGAAACACTATTTATTGGGAATTGATTGTTGCCACAGCGTTTATTCACAGAGGTGATTGGCAATCGAATACTCGATATGGCTTTAATGAAACAATTATCAAGAATGGTCAAATGTGGCGTTCTCGACACGACTCGAATTCAGAAGTACCACCTGTCCACCCATACGGAAACACGCAGGGGTGGGAATATGTAACAACGGCTTGGCGTAATATGGGTGCATTCCAATCATTGATAATTTACTATCGAAACGAAGTGGTTAACTACTTAGGTAGTTCTTACGTTTGTGTAAGTGATACGGTAGCCACTCCACCACCAAGTGCGGGATGGGATTTAATATCATCTAAGGGTGACGAAGGTATTCAGGGGCTAGAGGGCTTAGTCTGGACAGGGCAATGGAGTTCAACACACAACGGTGGTTCTTATGAAGTAGACGAGGCTGTGTATTTTCCGATTACTGGTAAAAGTTACATTTGCACTCAAGACCACAATGCCATTGACCAAGTTCCAGAACAACAAGTCACTTGGGTAGATTACTGGGACATCCTTGCGGATAAGGGTGGCACGGGTGCTGATTCAACTGTTGCAGGTCCTGCGGGGGGTCAAATTGGTAACGGTTATATTTATGACGTTTACGATTATGTGGAGGGAGATGATGCAGACGGCTCACTTCGTTTCGATGTTCTTTTCACAGACCTAACTCTAGCAACAAAGGCTTGGTTGTCAAATATAGACAAAGACGGGAACGATTTATCTGATTACATGTTCTCGTTCAACGATTCGACAAGCACGGAAAAGTGTTACATAACATTTGCAACCATCACTGACAACCAAGAGTTCATAACATTTACCGTTGACGGTGTAACTGAAGATGCAGGTGGTTGGCTAGAGTTTTCGTTATCCGAATACAAAGCAGTTGCTCCTTCAAATGCACCCTTCTTTCTTGATGAAGAGGTTGCGGTAAGTTTATCGAGAACAGGGGACAAGGGTATAATTTGGAGAGGTGGTTGGTCTAGTGAAATAGCATACACTCTTGGTGATTCGGTTGAATACATTGGTGCAACATGGATTGCATCCCAAAACACCACTGACGAAGCACCCGTAAGAGGTTCAACAGTGTATTGGGAGATTCTTACTGAAGGTGGCGTTCACATGAGTGCAGGTGGAGTCGGAACTGGATTCCTATTTGACCAATCAACAGATATTATTATTCCAGATGTTGGTTTGATTGCGTTCAACGACACAATAATAGGACAAGCAACGGAGTGCCGTATCAGCACCACAGATAATTCTGGCACTAATGTCTTAACCGTGTTTGAGTGGTTACTACCCCGAATGGACAACAGAAAGATAGGTCTTATTCGTGTTACATCCGCAAACGATAGCAACAGGTGGGTGTCGTTTGAAGTTGATTCAATAGTAGTAATAGGAACAATGGTTCTTTATGTTCTTTCAAATACAACAACATCAATAAGCGGTAACACTTTTAATGAAGCCGAAGAAGTTGTTGTGTCGCAATCCCGTTCAGGTGACCCTGCGGTGAATCTTGATGGCGGTTGGGATAATTTAACTGATTACGAAGTAGGTGATGTTGTCTCTTATATTGCATCATCGTGGGTTTGCAAAACACCACATATAGGTCAAGCACCAACCGCATCCCCTTCCTCAAATTGGGAAATGTTTGCTCTTGGTATTATGTGGGCGGGTAATTGGGGAAGTGGACAGCCCTATTATCTAAATCATGCTGTAAGACACAATGGGTCTATTTGGATAAGTATTTTTGATGGATATAACTTTAACCACGAACCACCCAATCTTACTTATTGGAATGAAATGGTTGAACAAGGTGCGGATGGTGCGGATGGGGCAGACGGGGCAGACGGTAACGATTCTACTTCGTTGGTAGGCACGATTCTAATGTACGCAGGTACTTCATTACCAGATGCAACTTGGAAATGGTGTGACGGTGCATTACTTGATAATTCGCTTGGTACTTACAATGATTTGTGGGCGGTCATTGGCACAGAGTATGGTGGTACTAATCAATCATCATTTAGACTACCAGACCTGCAAGAAAGATTTCCTAAAGGTGCAGATACACCTGCTGATGTAGGAGAAGTAAAAATAGGTGCGACTGAAACCATCACATTAAATCAGAATAACATACCAACATTGGATGTTTCATTTGCCGCAAAACCAAACGAAGGAAACTTGAATGTAGGGGTACATCCTTGGTTCTTTGGTACACAGCCTTACATAGATGGGGTTGGGGATGGGCAAGGGGCGAATTGGGATGACCACGCACCACACAGACATGGTCAAGGTTTAAATGATAATGAACCAAGTGACTACATATCGAAGTGGCAAGGTAACGACAAACCGTTTGCGTATGTAGGGATAGAATCAAATTGGGCATTCAACATTTCACCCAACTACACAACAATAAATTATATGATTAAGATAACAAGTTAGACAAGTTTGTAAAAATATACGAGATAAATACAATGGCACACCAAAGCGAAACACACAAAGTAAGTACAACAAGCATTGAATATGACAACATGGCACAGAAGTGGGATTTACTTCACGCTTTGTTGGGTGGTACACAAACAATGCGTAATGGGAAAGAAAAGTGGTTGGCTCGTGAGCCTCGTGAGTCTCCCGAATCTTACACCAACCGACTCTCTCGTTCATTTTTGTACAACGGTTTCAGAGACACCATTGAGAAACTTGTGGCAAAGCCATTTAGTAGACCTGTTACATGTCAAGGAACTATGCCAGAGCGAATTGAAGACATGAAAGATGACATGGACATGAACGGTCGTGACATCACGCAGTTCGCAAAAGACATATTCACAGCAGGTGTTACTTATGGTTGTACGCACATCCTTGTTGACTTCCCTCAGTTCTCTCCAACAGCAACACTGGCAGATGAACGAGCCTCTGGTGTTCGACCACTCTTTGTTCATGTTAAGCCGACTCAGATTCTTGGTTGGCGTACAGAAACATCGACAAGCGGAGAAGATGTGTTAATCCAAGTTCGTATACATGAATCAAAAATAGAACCACATGGAGAGTTTGGTGATAAAGAAATAGATTACATCCGTGTCTTCACACCATCCGATTGGCAACTATGGAGAAAGGATGCTGAAGCCGAAGAAGATTATTCTTTGGTTGGGGAAGGAACACATTCGTTCGGTAAAGTCCCATTGGTTACTTACTATGTCTCTCGGACAGGCACACTAACAGCAACACCACCTCTGGAAGATTTGGCTTGGATGAATCTCGCTCATTGGCAAAGCATGTCCGACCAACGAAATATACTCCGCTTTGCAAGAGTCGGTCTTTTGTTTGCGGCAGGTTTTTCTGATGAAGAGATGGAAGAAGGGTTGACAATAGGTGCGAATCAACTTATCCGTTCAACTAATTCAGATGCCAAGGTGTCGTATGTTGAACACAACGGAAAAGCCATTGCTTCTGGTCAAGAAGACATAGACAAACTTGAAGAACGAATGAAGGTTCTTGGTCTTCAGCCTTTGATGCGTAGAACTGGAAACCAGACTGCAACAGGCAGAGCGTTAGACGAGTCAAGAACACACACAGCAATACAAGCATGGATACGGTCACTTGAAAATACACTACGACAAGCATTTGAATATGCAACGGAATGGATTAAACTTGAACTTCCAGATGATTTCTACATTGACATCAACAACGACTTTGGTCTTTCTGAACGGGCTGTTGACGATATTAAGAGCCTTATTCAAATGCGTAGCCTATCGCAGATTACCTCGGAAACATTTTTACGGGAAGTCAAGAGGCGTGGCTTGCTTTCAGAAGCGGTGGACATCGAAGAAGAGTTGGTGTCTATTGAAGAGGAAGGTCCTTCTCTCGCCTCTCTATCTCTCCCGTCTGCCGATGAAGAACCAGACTCGGATGCGTATGAAGAAGATGAAGATGAAGAAAAAGAAGTAAATTGACAACCAACACATAACCCGAAAGGCAAATAAGACTAATGACGATTCCCAAAGCACAGATGTCACAAAATTATCG